TAAAGTTAATAACACTCAGTGACACATAACAGATGGACCACGTCCGTCTGATTCTGGACAAGGTTCCAAAGCCGTAAAAGTTAGAACAAGGTTCCAATTGTAAAAAAGGGGAAGGGGGTATCGCTGACAGCGGGAGGGGAGAAGATGAGTCAATGATATGTTATAGTATTTTCATAAAAAATTTTCTGAAAAAAATTTCAGCAAAAAAATGACTAAAAAAATTTGCGACAGGTGCAAAAAAGAATTAGATATATCTAACTTTACTACAGAGAAACTTCGCTCTGGAAACCCCTACCCTAGAAATATTTGCAAGGTTTGTGTAATAGAACATCGACAACGGAGATGTAGCAACGACCCAAAAACGTTTTTACTGAGCCTCTACAATAGTTTGAAAAACAAACGCAAAGGTAAATGTGATTGGGATTTATTACCAGAAGATTTGTATGACATATGGGATGAACAACTCGGCCGTTGTGCGTTGTCCGGGAACTTTATGACATGGCAAAAGGGCGAAGGACAAATGGACTTGAATGCAAGTATAGATAGAATTTCACCATCGGGTCCTTATAAAAGAACAAATGTTCAGCTTGTTTGTTATCGAACTAACATCATGAAACATGTTCTAACAGATCACGAACTATATTGGTGGTGTAAGAATATAGTGACAAACAAGGAAGAATTTTAATATAATCAAAAATACATGCGCTTACTAGACGAAGATAGACCTACAGAAATAACTGAAATGGATCGTTCAGATTTACAATCCCACCTTCCATATGCCGGTTTACATTTAAACGAACTCTCTGTTCAGGAAGAGCGTTTAGTCCTGTTCCATCTTCGCGGTATGAGTAAAGCGGCCGCCGGTCGAGCAGCGGGGTACAAGGATATGGACCGTGTGTATGACATATTTAAAAAAGAGAAGATACAAAAAGCGCTGGCCTATTTTCGTAATGAAATGCGAGAAGAAGTTAAGTTTGATAAAAATACTGCAACCAGTATGTATCTCGAAGCTCATAGAAAATCTGCGAATGCGACAGAAGAAAAAAATGTAGTTGATTCATTATGCAAGCTTCATGGTTTGTTTATACCTGAGAATGCTACCCAGATAAATATTAACGTAGAGAAAGTAGAACAATTAGAAAAGCTATCAGATGCAGAGTTGTTAAAGATTGCTGGAGCAGATATGAAATACCTGGAGCCGAATGGAAACTCAGAAGATTGAATGCCAAAGATGTAAGGGGCTCTACCATGAAAACCTTATTTTACTCGATGATATATGTGTCTACTGTAGGGCGGACGAGGCTGAAAAAGTTCCCGAGCCCCCGTCGATGTCTGAACAGGCTCAAAAGAAACAAGAAGACTTGTCCGCACAAGTAAAAGCGGAACAAGAATTAGCCAAAAGAATCTTATCACGTAAAAGGTTACTCCCATTTGTAGAACGTTTTAATCCAGATTATCAAGCCGGCTGGGTACACAAAGATATATGTCAAAGGCTCGAAAAATTTAGTGAACAAGTAGCCAATAAAGAATCACCAAGATTGATGCTCTTTATGCCTCCTCGACACGGTAAATCTACTCTCGCCAGTGTGGCGTTCCCTGCCTGGCATTTGGGTCGACACCCTGACCACGAATTTATAAGTTGTTCGTATTCAGGTTCTCTTGCTATGAATTTTTCAAGAAAAGTGCGTCAACTATTAAGAGAGCCAGTATACAAAAATGTGTTTGAAAAATCTAGACTAGATAAAGATTCTCAGTCAGTAGAATCATGGCAAACGACCCAAGGTGGTGGTTATGTTGCAGCTGGTGTTGGTGGTGGTATTACTGGTAAAGGTGCACACGTAATGGTAATTGATGACCCGGTAAAAAACAGAGAAGATGCTGAGTCCGAAAATAATAGAGAAGCGACTTGGGATTGGTATACATCAACTGCTTATACCCGTTTATCTCCAGGTGGTGGGATCTTGGTTATTCTTACAAGGTGGCACGATGATGACTTAGCGGGTAAGTTGTTAAGACAAGCAGAAGAAGGCGCAGACCAATGGGAAGTAATTAAGTACCCAGCACTAGCAGAAGAAGATGAAAAATTTAGAAAAGTTGGTGAAAGTTTACATCCAGAGAGATATAATGTCGATGCTCTCGAGCAGATAAGGAAAGCCATCGGTCCCCGAGATTGGTCTGCTCTGTATCAACAGAACCCGGTATCCGATGAAGGCGATTATTTCAGCCGAGACATGATTAGATACTTTGAAAATGATGAGATTGATACTTCACAACTTAATTATTATTGTGCGTGGGACCTTGCGATCGGACAGCGTGACCGGAACGATTACTCAGTTGGTATTGTTGTCGGCGTTGATGAATATGACAATTTATTCGTTGTTGATGTCGTTCGCGGGAAATATGATGGCTTTGAACTAGTTGAACAAATTTTAGACTTGTATGAAACTTGGCGCCCGGGTATAGTAGGCATAGAGAGAGGACATATTGAAATGGCCCTTGGACCATTCCTGCAGAAAAGAACTCGGGAGCGTGGTTTGAATGAAGCTTACTTTAAAGATTTAAAAGTGGGTAAAAGGGATAAAGAGGCAAGAGCTCGTGCAATACAGGGTAGAATGCAACAAGGTATGGTATACTTCCCGAAGGATGCTATTTGGACGGGACCTATGGTTGCAGAACTTTTGCGTTTCCCGAATGGTACCCATGATGACCAAGTCGATGCGTTAGCGTGGATAGGATTGATGATGACAGAATTTGCGACGTTTTATGAAAGACCAGAGCATATTCCGTCGTGGAGAGATAGATTAAAATATTTAACAAAAGGTGTTAGACATAAGTCTTCAATGAGTGCTTAATGGCAGAGTATAAAAAACCAAAAAAGAAATTAAACGCGGCAGACGAAGCAAATCTTGCACGTAGACAATGGGAAGCTTATACAAGAGCGAGGGACCACGGTCACACAGATTATATTGAGATTGCAAAACAATGTGATGCATTCTATCGGGGTGAGCAGTGGGATGAAGCTGATATAGCCGCATTGGATGATCAGGGTCGTCCCGCACTTACAATCAACACTATCTTACCAACTATTAATACAGTTATTGGTGAACAAAGTACCAGAAGAGCAGACGTACAATTCAAACCTAGAGGTTCTGGTGTACAAGAAACCGCAGATGTTTTAACTAAATTATTTCTACAGATTGCAGACAACAACAAATTAGATTGGATAGAGTCGCAAGTATTTTCCGATGGTCTTATTCAAGACCGTGGTTGGTTTGATGTAAGAATAGATTTTTCTGATCACATAAAAGGGGAAGTCAGAATTACACAAAAAGACCCGTTAGATATTCTTATCGACCCAGATGCAAAAGAGTATGACCCAAAAACTTGGAAAGAGATTTTTGAAACTAAGTGGATGAGTATTGATGACATAGAAGAAATTTATGGTCAAGCTCAAGCAGATAAGTTAAGAGTTATAGCAGAGGTTGGCTCTACTTTAGGTTCAGATTCAATTGAGTATGAAGAAGAAAGATATGGTGATACTTACAGCGGTGAGTATGCAAGTGACTACCCACACAACCCGGAAGAAGCAAGAGCATTACGTGCAATAAGAGTTGTAGAAAGACAACACTATAAATTAAAAGAATGTATGTTCTATGTTGACCCAGTAACTGGAGACAAAAGAGAAGTTCCTTACAACTGGGATGAGAAGAAGTATAAAAAGTTTGCAGATGATTTTGGTTTATACATTATCACTAAACAAGTTAAAAAAGTTAGATGGACAGTTACCGCAGATACTGTAGTTTTATTTGATGACTGGTCACCTTATAATTGTTTTACTTTAGTTCCTTACTTCCCTTATTGGAGAAGAGGTAAACCTTTTGGTATGGTAAGAAATCTCTTATCACCACAAGAACAACTTAACAAAATTTCATCACAAGAATTACATATAGTTAATACAACTGCCAACAGCGGTTGGATTGTAGAGTCAGGTTCTTTAACTGGTATGACAGCAGATGACCTAGAAGAACACGGTGCAGAAACTGGGTTAGTATTAGAGTTTAATAGAGGATCTAATCCACCTGCTAAAATACCACCAAACCAGATACCTACAGGTTTAGATAGAATCAGTCAAAAGGCTGCTTTAAATGTTAAGACTATAAGTGGTATATCTGATGCTATGTTAGGTACAGATAGTGCTGAAGTATCAGGTATTGCTATACAAGCAAAACAAAATCGTGGCGTCTTAATGATTCAAGTGCCACTTGATAACTTAAGAAAGACAAGATATTACTTAGCAGAAAAAGTTTTAGAGTTAGTACAACAATACTACACTGAAGAAAGAATCATTCAAATTACAGATGAAAATGATCCTATGAAACCAAGTGTACCTTTAGTTGTAAATCAAGTTACACCAGAAGGTAGGATTGTAAATGATTTAACTTTGGGAGAATATGAAGTAATTATTAGTACTATGCCTTCTAGAGATACTTTTGAAGAAACACAATTTGCACAAGCAATTGAACTTAGAAAAGTTGGTGTACCAATTCCAGATGACCTTATTGTTGAGTACTCACATCTACAACGTAAAG